GCGATCATCCGGATTGCAGCGAGGTTATCGACCGGGGGTTGTCATATGTCTGCGGCGGCGGTCCCTACGGAGAAAGCTTGAGCGATACTGACATTGTGGGGTGCGGTCTTTTTTTCTGCGGGATGCATCTTGGAGCGTCCAGCCTTTGCGAACGGTGTTCAGTTCTCGGGAATGGTGAGCTCAATGAGCCGTTTCCAGCAAAGCCCGATCATCCGGAATGGATCCACCACAAGATGACCGACCCAAGCTGGGAATAATGGCGAAAAGAAAACAAGGAGAAGGCAGAATGAGAATCTTCGGCCTGGATCCCGGGCCCATCGAAACGGCCTATTGACTTATTGATGTTGGGTATACGGCTCAATCTCCTCGCAAGACAGAAACGGCGCTCATCCTCAAGGCCCTCACAGTTTCGCCCCCGGACCAGGTTGTGATCGAGTCAATTCAATCCTACGGGATGATCGTTGGTCGCGCGGTTTTCGATACCTGTTACACGATAGGCAGAATTCTCCAAACGTGCGACAACATGGGAATCGAATGGACCCTGTACCCCCGCCCGGAATACACCAGGCGCATTTGTGGGGTGGGAAAAATCAATGATTCCATCCTTCGGCGCGCTCTTGAAATGCGATTCGGGGGATACGGTGAGGCAAAATCAGACGAAGTAATTCCGGATGGCGAGCCCGGGGCTGGGGTCTACAAGGGGGGGGCCAGGAAAGGCCAGCCGCGGCGCCGCGAGGTTCGAATTCCGGAGCCCTTGTTCCATCTGGCGGGAAACAGCGACAAGCGGAGTGCGTTCGCCGTGGCCGTGTACCATCTCGACATTCTGAAAGGGGGAAAAGGAAATGGTTCATAGCATCGGAGCTGTTCCGGAGTTTGCCTGGATCCTGGGGCTGGGGATCGCCTTCCTGGCCGGCGCGCTGCTGGGGTACGCCCTCAAGGCCCGGGCTCATGAGGCAGAAATAGACGGGATCCTGCGGATCGCCAAGCGTGTAGCTGATTCCCGTCCGGTAGAAAAGAAAACGCCCCAGGGGATAGCTCCCCCAGGGCGCGCTGGCCGGCCGGCTGATCCCCCGCGGTTTAATCGGCCGGTTGTTCCGGGATCCGGTTACTGATCCGGACGGCGGTATTCCAGGGATCCCGAAACTTCCCCCGGAATCGGTCTGGCCGCTGGTCGATAATCGCAGCATAACTCCCTGGCGAGGGCGGCGCGCACTTTTTACACAGCCGGTCCGGGGTGCATTTGCACTTCGGATCAGCTATCCCTGAGAACCTGGGGACCTCGCCGGCCTCTTTCATGGGGTGAGCTCCGCGAGCTCGGAATCCAGATACCGGACGGCGCCGGCCAGGTCCCCATGCTCCCAATTCTTCACGACCTCGCTCCCGGCTTTGACCAGCCCCCCGGCAAACGCCCGGACGATGCAGCTCCGGTGGAACTGAACACGGTCCCCGAAATAATCGTGATACAGCACGACCACGGGCGCCCCCTTGTCAATTTTCCGGTGGCACTCCTGGCACGTTGCGCGCCCCGAAACGGCCTTCGCCTTGATGTAGCTGATTTGTCCCATTATCGCCCCCTCGCGGCGTCTCGCTCCCGCATTTCATCATAGAAGTTTCGCTCCGGACGTTCAACGATGTTGAACACCTGGCAGACTTCCTTCGAGTGCCATGCGGCCGCGGTCTTGCGCGCCATGTCCAGGTGCTCGGCCGTGAACAGGTGCGGGAAGGAAAGGGCGACCAGGCACCAATCGCCATCTTCCTCGTACCAGCCCGGGCCGGCAAACGTCTTGCGCGCCGGCGCCGGGATCAGCTTCCGGATCTCCGGGGGGACGAAATATCCCCCATGGCCGGCCGTCTGGATGCTGATAATCCCCATTCCGATATGATCCTCATGCTGGGACGGTCCCCATGGCGTCATCATAGCTTTTCCCCCTTCTCGTTGGATTCGTAAACCTCGATCATTTGGGCCTCATACGTTTCGATTTCAACCGATTCATCTAAGCCGTCGATCCACCATTGACGCGCCGCGGATTCGCTCTCGGCCTCGACCGTGGCGCATTTACTCTCGGACCAGGACAGGACGAAAAATGGCATGGCGTCACCTCACCAGCGCCGCGGCGATGGCGCTTCTAACTGCGTTCGGCCATACGTCATCCGGTCTAATCCACGGGAACCAGCCCCGATTTATTCTATCCTCAACAATCAAGAGTGCTTCCAGCATTACCGGCGCCGCCGCCAGCAGCACGGCGTTTGCGGCTTGTTCATCTTCAGAAGTGAATACGTCAATGACGTTCGCAATTCTCATCTTTGGCCCGTATACTCCCCAGGCAAAAGGCCCGTCCGTAATAATTCTGACGTTTGTTGTTCCTCTCAAATCATGCTGTGCCGTCCATCTTCCAGGCGTGTGTTTACTCATGGCATCCCCCTCACAAATCTTCTTCGGTCGGGCAATTCTCGCAGCGGATCGAAACCGTGATCCCGTCCGGATCCGCGGTTATTTCCATGTCGGTTCCCGCGTGGCAGAGTATCCCGCAAGCGCCACAATGCAGGGCTTCTTCTTCCCCCAGGGTGTATATCGCGGTCGCTGAGCTCATCGGCCTTCCTTCCTGCGCGTGTAGGATGCGCGCCCCCCTGGGGATCCGTTAGGCGTTCACGACCTGGGAATCATTCGGCTGGATCTTGCTGACATGGGCCGGCTGTAATTCCGCGGGGAGCTCCGCGATCTTGCGGTATTCGTCGCTGATGTACTTCTTGAACCGCTTGACGGCGGCTTTCGACGCGACCGGATCCGCGGGAGTGTCCTCGCTGGGCCGCATCAGCTCGTAATACCGGACGCCCCCAGCCGTGGCATAGCTCCGGGACGGGACCAGGACGGTAGGCGCCTCGCCCTTCTTCGAGCGCCAGACCGAACAGCCGACCAGCTTGAGCCCCGCCAGGAGCCCTTCCTCGAAATGGATTTCTACATCGGCCAGCTTGCTTTGCGGCGTTCCCCCGTGATTCAGAATGTAATGAACTCTCATCGCGTTCCCCTTCCTGCGCGTATCTTCGGCGCGCCCCGGGATTGGCACGGCTACGGCGTCAGCCCTTGACGGTTCCGGGACCATTGTTCGAACGTGGGAAGCTTTTCCAGCTCATCGGCCCGGACCAGGAGCCCACAATATGAGCATTTTCGAAGATTCGGCGTTGACGGCCGCTTGCGAATGTTCACCGCGTCATGGCCGCAGTTTCGGCAAACCTTTTCCCCCTCGACCATCACCAGCCCCCTTCCTGACTATTCCGAAACGAATAGACGGCGTTTTGACCGGCGCCCAGGATGATCGAATCCAGGACCGGGATCCCCAGCACCTTCCCTGCGTCTCTCATGCGTTTCGTCACAACGGCATCCTCGGAGCTGGGGAGAAGGGATCCGCTCGGGTGATTGTGCGCGAGGATCACGCTGGCTGCGTTCGCCGCTACGGCCGGCCGGAACACCCCCCGCGGATCCACCAGCCCAGCGTTGAGGATCCCCACGCTGACGATTTCCTCGGCTATGATGACGTTCTGCGTGTTCAGCAGCAGCACAACGAATGTTTCGCGGTCCAGGTTCGCGTACCCCTGGCCGATCAGGTAGGCGCCGGCGTCCTGATGGCCGTACACCTTGGCCGGCTCTGGCCCGGGCTCCATTACCATTTCCCAGCGGATCCGGCTCATACCTGGCCCCCTTCCTCGGCGTCCAGGAAAAATGCTTCCTCGTCCTCGCACTCGGCATCCGTTTCGCATCGGTGTTGCCCGGGATGGCACGGGACCACGGCGCGCCGGCTGGCGCAACCGTCCAAGCTGAACAGGAGTACCACCGCGGCCCATACCAGCAGCAGGAACAGGATCCGGGCGCCCCATTTCTTTCCCCAGGTCATCATCGGCTCACCCCGTACAGATTGCATCCGGGCTCGGCGCAATCGTTCCCGCCCTCATCCGGGACAGAGGCACAGCTCCCGCAATAGACGCACCCGCAAGCATCGCAGCGGGTCCAGGTGGCGACCAGCCGGCCGCAGCAGGAACAATGCACGGGCGGCTTCTTGCCCTGGGACAGCTCCCGCTCCGCTCGGGTCGGTTCGCCCTTCCTGGGCCTCATGTGCATTTTGCGCAACCGCGGCGCCGGCTTGACGGGCTGGGGCTCGGGGATCGGGCACCGGCACCCGTGATCCAGCGACCATTCCCCGACCTTGTTTCCGTTGATATCCATGCAAGCGGCGCCGGCAGAACCTTGGCGAACCTGCGCGGCGGCCTTGGCAAGCAACCGCTCGGCCTCGGCGTAGAACTGATGCAAGTCCCCGGGCTCCCCGAATGCGGCGTTGCACGTTTCGAACGACATTGAGAAGCCCATCACTTCACCCCCCCGTAACGGTATGCGCGCCGCGGATCCTTCCGGAACTCCTGGGCCATGTCGTAGGCGTCAGCTACCAGCGCCAGCAGGGGATCCCGAACGTCGATGGACGGCCGATAATTCCCCCCCGCGGTCAAAAGGTCGTGGAACTTCGCAAACGCGGTTTTCTCGGTGACGATGGCATCGAGCGCCGCCTCGGGGACTCCCATGTTGTACGTCATCACTTCACCCCCACGGCGTTGATGTACGGGATCCGGAACCGCTCCCAGCGGAACCGCTGGCAGGAGCAACCCGTGACCTTGCAGAACCCATGGCCGGCCGAAAAGGGCCCATCCGTATGCTGGCTGTTCGCCCCGTCCCCGGTATGGCCACAGGTGCAAATCGACGCCGGCGCCCCCTCTTTGTACAGTCTCGATACCTCTCGCTGTTCCTCGGTGATCCTCGGCATGGCCTTTGTCCCCCTCATCCCTGAATTTGTGCTCCTACCCTATATATGGGAAGATCCGTGCCAGAAATTGGGGATAAACCTGTGGATAAAATATACCCTCATCGAATCATATATTTACCTATGAAAATAAATAGTTATCCACAATCTTTCCCCAGCAATTCCCCACTAATTCCACAATAATAACCCTATCACTTCAAATACCCTCATATAAGCCCCCATCAATACAGGCTCCTATGCCCTCATGGCAGGGGCTCCGAAGCAAGGAACGGGAACGGGAACGGGAAAAGGAACAGGAAAAGACCAAGGCGCCGGCTACGCTCCGCTCCGCGGCCTCGGCTCAATTCGGTATTGACAAGACCGAAACGGCCATGGTACAAGAGCGCCATTATGGAACAAGCCCAGCAAGCCCCAGCCCTCGATCCCATAACAGGGCATCCAGCAAGGAAACCCGGACGGCCCCGGAATCCAATCCAGACCGCAACCGATATGACCATCAAGGCCATGATTTTACAAGGCGCCTCAATCCGGGGAATCGCCAAAGCCCTCAACATCGGGCAATCGACGGTGGCCCGTATCCGATCCCGCATCGTGAACGCGCCAGGTGCGGCGGAGGAATGTCCTGGCCTTTTGTCTCCCAAACGGGATGAGCTCGCGGGGAAGGTGATCGACCGATTCCTCGAAGCCGGCTCGAAGATGAAGCGGATCCGCGGCTCGGACGCCCTCGGCGCCGTCAAGCTGTACAGCGACCGCCGCTGGCCGACCAGGAAGGACGATGCCCCCGGGCCTCAATCGTTCACCGCGGTTTTCATCCAAGAAGCCCGGATCGAGCTCCCGGGCGCCCCCTCGCATACCACCCGTGGTATTTCGCCCCATCAGGAATTACCGGACGCTGGCCATCCTCAATCAAATCAAATACTTGAAGCCGAATTCAGGGACGGGTAATGGCGATTATGTCAAATGACCCCGGGATCCTGGCGCCTGGGGACCATGACACCAGCACGGAGCCCCAGCCCCTCGCACCCCAGCCCAGCGCCTCGACTTCCCCCGTTCCCGATCCCTCGCCGGCCGTCTCCCCCGCGGCTTGCCGGCGCCCGACCGCACCCGCACCCGCCGCCGCCCCACCCCTCGCGGCCGGGGGGGGCAGGCCCCCGCGCGATGCCCGTCTTGGTGATATTGAACTCGGCTTTGGGCGCGCGCAATTTTTTCTGTTTTTGGACGGGCTGGATCCTGCGTTGACGGGGGTGGTTCGTGAGCGTCTTGAATTTCATGAAGCAGTTTTTCCGTTCATTTTGGTTCCAGGTTTGGGGACAAACTAACGGGAGGGGTTCGATGAATTTGAATGATTTCGCAAAGAAGGTGACGCTTGCAGAGGGCGGGAGGGTGAGCGTAAGCATCGCCCAGGTGAAGGAGATCATGCGGATCGTTTTCCGAATGCTGGCGAGGATGCGGAAAGAGGATGTAGACCGGCTGTTGAAGCGTTTTTCCGGAGAATAGCATTGGGCGATTTTTCGATATTCGAAAAGCTGGGAGCGAGGAAACGAATGCTGGACGCAGCTTTTTCAGGGCAGGGATCTCCCCAGCAAGAGAATTCCGCGCCGGCGCCGGTGGCGAAGAAGGCTCCGGTGGAAAAGCGAGTGCCGTACCGGGATCCCACAACGGGGAAGGTGCTATGGCGAACGATCATGGTGGACGAATGACGAAGCGCCCGAAACCGCGACCGAAGCCCGGGTACTGAGCCCGTGCTGGGGAACGATCGCGGCGGGACGTTCCAGGGGATGTTTTGGGCCTTCGTGGCGATGGCGGTCTTGGCGATGCTGTATCGGTTGCTCACCGGGCATTGGATCGGGGAGGGATGAAGCCATGCTGTATCTGCAAACCTTGTGGATGGTGCTGGTCGTGCTGATCCTCGAAGCTCCGCTGGGCCCCGCGTGGCGCAAGGTCGTGGGGATCACGCTGATCGTCGTGACGGTCCTGATCCTGCTTGGGTTCACCGGGATCTACTCCGGGATTCCCGTGATGCGAGTGCGGTAGGGCCGTGCCGGTCACGATCAAGAAGCTCGCCGGGGGCGGCGCCCAGGTATCGACGCCGAACATGATCCATGCGAAAAAAACGAGCATGGAAAAAGCGATGGCGCAAAAGCGGCTGTTGAACGCCGTCGATCACGGCTGGAAGCCGACCGGGAAGGCGCGGAAGATGCGGAAGATGATGAGCGGGGGATCCGGGTATTGATCGAAATTAACGGGCAGAAATGGGAAGCCCGACCGGATACCCGCTACAAATACGATTACAAGAAAATCGCTGACAATATCGCCTCCGGAAAGTGGCCAGAGATCGACAACTATCGGGCGCTGATCCTCGATGACCTGTGGTTCATCGTTCGATTCGTCTTGAAAGTCCCCGATCGCCTGTCCAATCATCCTTTCGTCGTTCAAGCCTGTCAGGACGTTGAAAACGGCCCGAAGGATTACACGCTGGACGTTTGGGCCCGGGAGCATTTCAAGAGCACGATCATCACGATCGCGGAGACGATCCAATTCTCGCTGAAAGAGCCCGACGAGGCGACCGGGATTTTCTCCTACGTTCGGCCGGTAGCGAAAAAATTCCTCGGCAGCATCAAGACCGTTTTTCAGAACGAGAAAATTCTCGCGCACTGTTTCCCGGATATCGTGTGGCCGGATTGCGAGAAGCAAGCTCCGCTGTGGTCGCTGGACGAGGGGTTAGTCCTCAAGCGGGGAACGAACCGGAAGGAGCCGAACATCTCGGCCTGGGGGCTGGTGGAGGGAATGCCGACCGGCTTCCACTTCGGACGGCGGGTGTACGACGATATCTCGACGGAGGACATGGCCGCGTCCCCGGACATGATGGATTCGGTTAAGACGAAATTCGACTCGAGCCAGAACCTCGGGACGGATACCGGCCATCATCGAGTGATCGGGACGTACTACCACCACGACGATCCGCTGACGTTCATCCGGGGGAAGAAGGCGATCGGGACCGGCGAGCCCCGCTACCATTACCGCTTCAAGCCGGCAACCGACGATGGTACTTCGACCGGCAAGCCGGTGATGTTGAGCGAGCGCCGCCTGGACGATTTGAAGGGGACGAGGACGTTCAACTGCCAGCAACTCCTGGATCCCAGCCCCTTGAGCGACATGAAGCTCAATCCGGACCTGTTTCTGCCGATCGAGCGGCGCATGATTCCGAAGGAAGTCTATCGGTTCATGCTCATCGACCAGGCCGGGGACCTCGATAGCGCCTTGAAAAAGACCGGAGGGGATCCCTGGGCCGTGGGGGTGGTCGCGGTAGAGCCTTTCAGCGACGATATCGGGCAATCCAGGGTGTTCCTCGAGGATCTTTGGATCGAGCCCTCATCCGAATCGGAAGCGATCGACCAAATCGTGAGAATGTACCTCAAGGCCGGGATGATTATGAAGCTCGGCGTCGAAAAAGTCAGCACTTCCACCACGCATCTTCACGTTGCCAGCGCCTTGAGAGCTCACGGCCGCTATGTTTCGTGGGAACCAGGAGCGAATGGCGTTCTTCTGCGGCCGGCCGGCAGGAACAAGAAGAAGATGATCGAATCCGCGCTGGGATGGCCGATGGGAAACGGGAAAATCTTCTATTCAACCTCTTGCCCGACGAATTACGTCGAGCGAATGAAGATGGAGATGCGGAATTTCCCCGTGTGGCACGATGACGGGATCAATATGCTGGCCTACCTGTACGACATCCTGAAAGAATATATTTTCGGAGCGGCAGAAGAAGCCTCGGAAGCTGAAAAGCGTAAGCGGTATCAGACAAAACCGGCCGTGCGCGGCTGGATGAGTATGTAGGGGGGCCCGTGGCCGAAACTGACACCGAAGGGCAGAGCTCGAAAACCCCGAATGAGCGTATCGGGGTCTACAAGGGCTGGCACCGGGAAGCGAAAGAACTCTCCGTCGATTGGCGCTCGGCCTCGAGCGAGGACGGCCGGTTCTATCACGGCGGGAAGGGCCAATGGGACCCGAAAGACGTAGCAACCCTCGAGGCAGAGGGCCGTCCGGTGTTCTCCATCAACCGGATCAAGCCGACGATCGACTTGCAGAAGGGCATCGAGATAAAAAGCCGCACGGATATTTCCGCGCGCCCCAGGGGCAAGAACGACGGTGGCACGGCCGATGCAATAACTTCTGGCTTCAAATATATCCAGGATCAAAACAACGCCGACCATAAATTATCCGATGTTTTTTTCGATGGACTCAAAGCCGGCATCGGCTGGGTGGAAATTTGCGAGAATGACGATCCCCGCGAGGAAGAAATCCTCCTGGACCGCATTGATTGGAAATATGTGGGCTGGGATCCGCTGGCGAGAAGCCTTCTGTTCGATGACTCTCGATTCATGTTCAAGGAAAAATGGATCGACCTGGAAGTTGCGAAGAAGAAATGGCCAGCAAAAGCCGATGAGCTCGAAACCGCGCTCCAAGACACGAAAGGCGAGGGGAGCGATAGCCAGCACGTTCAGGTGAAGCCCGACCAATACGCCTCCGGGAAGTCGGTTCAGTACCACGACACAGCCCGGAAGCGGATCCTCACCGTGCAGATGTATTTCAAAAAGCCCACCGATGCCGTGTTCCTGAAACTCAAGGATGGGACCGTGAAGGAAATCGCTCCCGAAGTTCTGGCGGCGAATTCGGCAATCATCGCGTCTCCGCTGGTCATCCGGGTAATTAAAACGCCCGTGGACAAGATTTGGGTCACTATCTTCTCGGGGGATACCATTCTCGAGGAAGAAGCTCTCATGAAAGCGAAGCACGACCGTTACCCGCTCATCCCGTATATCTGCTATCTGGACGAGGATGAAAACCCCTACGGCATGATCCGAAACATGAAGGATCAACAGCGGGAAATCAACAAAAACCGGAGTCAGTATTCGCATATCATTACGACCCGCCGCGTGTTCTTCGAAACGGGCGCTCTCAAGGATCCGATAGGCGCCAAAAGCCAGATCAGCCGTCCGGATGCGTGGATCGAGCTGACCCATGGCTCGTTGAACATGAAGAAATTTCAGTTCCAGCAGGATACCGCCGTCGCTGCGGAACATTTCAAGATCATGCAGGAGGCGAAGCAGGAAATCCAGGAAGTCTCGGGCGCCGTTGAGGAACAGATGGGAATGCAAACGAACGCTCGAAGCGGCGTGGCGATCGAAGCTCGCCAGCGGCAGGGGGCGACCGTCAACACGGAGCCTTTCGACAACCTTCGCCTGATGAAGCGCCGTATGGGCGAGATCATGCTTTCGGAAATGCGGCGCTTGTGGACATACGAGAAGGTTATCCGGATCACCGACGAACAGACCGGCGCGGATAAATTCGTGACGTTCAACCAGGGGGGGGCGAATAACATCACCCAGGGCCGGTACGATATCGTTGTTTCCGATCACCCGGAAACGGATACCACGCGGAATTGGATGAGTCGTACCCTGGCCGATTTCGCTACCCGGATGCCTCCGGACGTAGCTCTGCCGATCATGCAAGTCTCGCTGGAAATGACCGATATCCCGAACAAGGAAAAGGTCATGGCCAAGCTGGCAGAAGCGATCGCAAAACAGGACGATCTCACCCAGCAGAAACTCCTTGCCGACCACATCAACAAACAAAAGCCCCCCGCGGCGCCGGCGAAAGAGGAACCGAAGCCGATGGGCCCCGCGGAGCCTGGATTAACTCCGGAGGAAGCGATCGACAAGATCATCGCCGGGGAAACCTGGGGGGCCGTGACTACGCTCAAGGATTCCACGGTGGAGAAAGCCGCGGAATTCAAACTTGCACCAAAACCGCCAGCCGGGGGCGATACACCGGCCGCGCCTGTCCAGGCGTAAAAGGGAGGAATCATGTCAGGCGAGAACCAAATCGAGATCGAATTCACGGAAGCAGAACTGACGGGGGAGCCGTCCGGGGATCCCGGGAAAGGTGCGTCTACACCGCCACCCGAACCGGCGAAGGAGCCCGTAGCGGAGCCAGCAAAGGAGCCCGAACCGGCGAAAGAGCCGGCGAAGGAACCGGAACCGGCGAAACCGCCTCCGGGGTTTGTCACCCACAAGGCCCTGCACGAAGAACGGATGCGCCGTCAGGAGCTCGCCGCGGAACTCGAGGCCCTGAGATCAAGGACCCCGGCTGCGGAAGTGAAAGATCCAGCCGCCCTCATCCTCGAGGATCCGGAGGAAGCCGTCCGGATACTGATGCGGCAGAACGAGGATCTTCGCGCGGAAATGACCCGCAGCGATCTCGAGCGGGAGATCAAAACAGCCGTACCGGACTTCTTCGAAAAAGCCCCCGCCATGGAGGAATTGCTACAAGGCGAGGGGATGACGGAGGATGCAATCCGGGCGATGATCGGATCCGTGGGACGCGAGGCGCCTGTACTTTTCAAGGTGCTCGACAAGCTGGTGAGCGCACCGAACGAAACCGCGATGAGAACGAAAATCACCGCAGAGCTCACCCCCGCGATCACGGCACAGGTAACAAAAATGCTGATGGAGAAGTTCAAGATCGTGGATCCCGATACGAACATCAACCGCCTCCCTGGTGCGGCGCCTACCGGGAAAATCGTAGCCGAAGGTGAAAGCGAATTCGCAAAACTCTCCCCCGACGAGCAAGAAGCATGGCTGCGCGGGGGATAAAAAAATCAAGGGGTAAAAAGACATGGCCGAGACGGAATTTGGAGTAAACCACGCATTAGCCGTCAAGCGTTGGAGCACTTCGCTTGCGGTCGAAGCGGAGAAAAAGTCGTATTTCCGGAAGTTCATCGGGGAAGGTAGCATCATCTCGAAGCTGACCGACCTCGAGAAGAAGTCCGGGGACAAGATCACCCACGGGCTTCGCATGAAGCTCCGGGGAGCCGGCGTCACGGGGGATAACACCCTCGAGGGCAACGAGGAAAGCCTGACGTACTACGACGATGCCGTGCTCATCGACCAACTCCGTCATGCGGTCCGGTCGAAGGGGAAGGCGTCGGAACAGCGGGTCCCGTACTCCACCCGCAAGGAAGGCCGGGACGGCCTTTCGACCTGGTGGGCCGAACGGATGGACGAGCTCCTTTTCGTCTACCTGTCCGGAGCCCGGGGCGTGGATTCCACGCTCACCCTCCCGCTGTCCTTCACCAGCTTCGCCGGGAACGCCCTGAACTCTCCGGACTCGGCGCATTTGCAGTTCGCAAACGGGCTGGCGAAGGCGACCATCACCACGGCCGATATCCTCACCCTGTCGGAGATCGACCGGCTGGTGGAGAAGGCCGAAACCGTCGATCCGATGATCCAGCCGATCATGGTCGATGGCGAGAAGAAGTACGTCATGCTCATCCACCCCTACCAGGCGACCGATCTCCGGACCAACACGGCGGTTGGTCAATGGCAGGACATCCAGAAGGCCGCTCAGTCCCGCGGCAACGACAACCCGATTTTCAAGAACGCCCTGGGCGAGTATCGCGGGGTCGTTCTGCACTCCCACCGGAACGTGGTCCGTTTCAGCGACTACGGCGCCGGGACGAACCTCCCCGCGGCGCGCGCGCTGTTCCTCGGGGCCCAGGCGGCGGCGATCGCCTGGGGCAACGGACAGGCCGATAGCGGCGGCTCGGGCCGCTATACCTGGGTCGAAGAACTGTTCGACTACAAGAACAAGCTCGGCGTCTCGGCCGGCGCGATCTTCGGCATCAAGAAGTCCGTTTTCAACTCGGCCGACTTCGGCGTGATCGCGTGTGACACCTACGCGATCGCCCATTAACGGAGGGGGGACACCATGGCGTCTACCTTCCAGAGTGACAACGTAAAAAACGGCAAGCCGGCACGGACCGGGCTTGCGGCCGGATCCGTCTCCGGTCAGTACACCTTCCTTGCGGCTCTTGTGGATGAGGACATCATCCAGATGGTCAAGATCCCCGCGGGAGCAACCGTCACCGATTGGGTCCTCGATATCCCGGCGACCGGCCTCGACACCGGGACCGCAATCGTGTGGGCTCTCGGGGATGGTACAACGGAAGCCCGTTACGTCACGGGCGCCGTGCAGGGGCGGTCCTCGGCCGGCGCGCTTGTCCGTCCGGGTTCCACGGGCTCCGTTGTGGGGTCCTCGCAGTTCAAGTACACCGCGGAGGACACCATCGACTTCAAGGTGAAAACCGCGCCGACCACCGGGGTTGCCGAAGGTATCCTCAAGCTGACCGTGTTCTACACGATGGATCCGTAGGGAGGGGGGCGCTATGGCGACAACCTTCTATTCGGCTCCGTGCGCGGTAGGAAGTGGCATCCATCCCCGGGCGAAGCTCAATTACGAGACGGTTTCGGCCGTCTACGCCCTGACCGGCGCGTTGGTGATCGACGACCTGATCCACATGGTCAAGATCCCGGCCGGCGCGACCCTCCTGGACGTTATTCTCGACGTTCCGGATCTCGACAGCGACGGATCCCCGGCGATCACCTTGAGCGTGGGGTACACCGGGGCGCTCGAAGCCTTCATCAGCCAATCCACGGTCGGACAGGCGGGGGGGATTGCCCGTCTTTCCGTCCCTGGGGGATCGCAAAAGCTGTTCGCGGCCGCGGATACGATCCAGGTTTCCGCGACGGCGGCGCCGGCGACCGGGGCAACCGAAGGCACGATCAAGCTGACCGCCATCTACACCATGGACCCGTAGGCCGGCAACCAATCTGACGGGGAGGGGGATCGTCCCCTCCCCACCCTCGAGGGGGGTTCGATGAGAAAAGCAATCGGTCTTGCAATTCTGATGCTGTTTCTGATGGCGGCGCCGGCGATGGCCGTTACGTTCACGGCCGTTGGTACAGGCCATCCGGGGCAGTTTACGTCGATCACCGGCGTTGACAATTCCGTGCTCTATGTTGTGACCGCCGAAGGCAAAATTTATTCCCAGGCGATCGCAACGGGCATCCTGACCTTGCTTGCGACTATCCCGGACGAAAAGCTCACAGCGATCGTCTACCCAGCGACCGGGACGTACACCTACATCGGGACCGCAAGCGGAAGGATCTACCGGCATACGATCTCCGGGAACGCAATTTCCAAATCAACCCTTGCCTCCTGTACCACACCCGGGGCCGGGATCGTGGCGATGAAATGGGACGCGACCCTCACGAAAATCTGGCTCATAACGAACAAGGGAAAGACGTATTTCTGTACTCCGTAGCTTCGCCGGGGAGCTACCTGACGCTATGATCCGGCGTTGAAAGGGCGGGGGGATCCCAGGCCAGGGCCCCCCGCCACCATGAAAAAGGGGTGAGGGATGAATTACGC